CCAGCGCCGTATGGTGTATCACCATCAGAGATACGCAGTTCACCGAACTCGGGATCATAGAAAATGTCTCCCTTGCGTCCGACGTAATTATAGGGGTCTGTAGCCCCCATCTTGTCTACAGCGATTTTAAATGTTGAGGCCATTAGGCTAACTTAATAAAATGAATGTAACCGTATTCGACATAATAATTCTCACTTTGATTACCGTCAAGCGCGATATATACTTGGTTATTAGATGCGGTTCCGTCTTCGGCCCTGCCTACAATATTCATCTCAATAGTATTGTATCTAATAAGTTGAGACAACGGCTGATGGTTATAAGTCCCACCGCCATCAATGCCAAATACATACATTGGATGGGGGAGTTTCAAAATATTTGCTTCGTTATAAACGATGGAAGATCCTGCATTTTCTAACCAAAGTTGTTGACTTAATTGACTAGCAATTTGTGTATTTGGTGAACCAGTAGCAACCATACCTCCACTTTCAAACGTAATCATAATATTGGCATTAATTAAATAGGTCCCTTGCGGGATTTCAAAATGATCAGTATTAAATGTCACACCAGACAAAGTAGGATCATCAGCTGCTGATGTTGGACCTACCCCTGTCGTGCCACGGTTAGCGAATGTCATTTCTGTCCACGTTCCTAAACCACCACCAAGCTGAGATGATGATGCAACAGTTCCAGTAGGCGCAGATCCCATGTCATAATAGAAAGAAGTATGAGTAGCTCCTGCGATATCACTAACAAGTGCAAGAGTTCCTGATCCGCCTGGAATCGTATGAGTATTCAAAGTTGTAAATTGTGCAGTGTTTGCTGTCATTGATCCGGCTGGCGCATCAATAGAAACTGTTGCACTTAACGAACCTACAACATTAATGTTTGTATTTGCTTCTAAAACTCCGCCTTGTGAATTTTGAATATAATCAGTTTTCAATCCACCTTGAAGATCAACCATTGTGACTGCAGTATTACCTGAAGCAATTACTGCTTCAAGAGGAGGAGTCACAGGATCTGCTGCAGATCCGCCAATTGTAGAGCCGGCTGGCAAATCAATCTTACCACCTGATGAAGAAATTTCGACACCGCCAAGATTAATAGTCGTCCCTGAAAGATAAAGATCTCGCCAAGCAAGGGATGAAGTACCTAAATCAAATGCAACGTTTGCAGAAGGAATCAAATGACCGGCAATTTGTTTATTGTTGGTATCTAAATTCCCACCAAGTTGTGGAGTAAGATCATCTACGACATCATTAAGACCGCCACCGCCACCGCCAGCAATTGCAACACCCCCCGGTGTTGTCCCGTCAGATCTTTTTAAAGCTCCAGTGTCAGGATCATAAAAAATATCTCCTTCTCTGCCAATATAAGTAGAAGGGTCCGTTGCTCCCATTTTGTCCGCATATAATTTAAAAGTAGTTGCCATTAGTTTTCTCCAGGAGTATCCTTTTTATATTTCTTAGTAAGTTTGTCCGTTCCCCATTCGCCAGCGCCACCTTCTTCTTTAAATAAAGGTTGATACTTAATTAGATGAGAAGGCATAAGTCCTTTATCAACCATCCCTCTAAAAAATCTATCCAATGTTCTTGCGTCGACGTCATATACTTGAGCGGTTTTAACAAGATTTTTTCTTGCATCACCAGGATTTTTCTTTCTTAATTTGAGCCAATATTTTACTGCGGATTGATATGCTTTTGCATTAATTTTTTTGTCGATATATTGTGTCAACCAAGGAGCAATATGATTCAGTATAGAATTTTCAAAAGAAGATTCTTCCAACGCAATATATTCTTCATTGCGTTGTTGAGATATCCATTTTTTTGCAATTGCTGTATCAGGAGCAGCTTTTGTAAATTTAGTAGCCCACTTATAAGCAGACTGAGTCCCTTTTTCCCAATCGGATCCGGAGCTATTATCAATGATCTTAATCTTGTTGCGGAAAAAAGATTGAAACTTTCCAAGATTGCTTTGAACCGCGTTCCACATTTTAATTACTTGCGAAGATGGTAAAGATCGATCTCTTAATGCGTTTCTTTTCAATGCAGTTTCCAAATCGGTATTGACGACAATCATCGCTACATCATAACCTAATTTTTTAAGTTCTTTTGCTTGCGTTACAATTTTGTCGTAATCTTTTCCAGTCCCGTCAATGACTAAGCCAAGACGGCCTTGAATATACATTTCTAATTTTTTGCCAGTAAGAGCTACTGCTTTAGATCTAATTTCTTGTCCACGATCTGTAAAAGTGTCAGTTTTTAATGAAAGGCCGGCCTTTGACATTGCCGCTTCAAAGGCATCATCTGAATTAACTACTCTCATACCCAAAGCAGTTAATGCCGTTTTACCTGCAATGAAAGATTTTCCTGAGCCAGGACCGCCAGCTAAAAAAATTGCTTTAAAAATTGCAGGATCGTTAATGCCCTCATTAATGTAATTTGAAAAAGATTTCATAAATCATTTCCTTAGGTAAAAAATGCAGAACGAATTGCGCTTTGCACCATCTCCTTGGCTTTTTTCTGATCTACTTTACGAGCCTTTACTACCATAGAAATTGCTTGATCCATATTTTGAGCCGTAGCAATCATAGATAAAATTTTTCTATCTTCGGCAGTACCTCCTTTAACACCTTCCATCATTTCTGATAACATTTTAAATTCTTCTTTAATATCAGAAGGTGTTTGATCTTTCCACTTTTTATATTGTTTAAAGCGGCCATCAAATTTTACTGAATTGTCTTGCTTTAATAGCATGTGAGGTCTTTGCATTACTTTTTGATCTTTAAAAGATGCTTCAGAAATTTGTTTGAATGACAACACTTCTTCATTCTTTTTTGTCGGTTTTAAAGTATTTGCTGAAGCAGTATTCCCTTTTTGCATGTTTGCGTATCTTTCGTTTTCTCTTTTCCTTACGGAAGGAAGTAGTTTCCTTGACATCGCAGATAATCTTTGAGCTGGTATTTTTTTAACTCTATCATCAACTCGCATTCTTGCCGCGACAGATAATGTTTTATAATCTTTACCGCCTGCAAATTTTTTCTTTAATGCTAACCTAGCTTGACGATATGCTCTCTTTTGCAATTTGTCAATGGTTGCCTTTTTGCGCATTTGAATTCTTTTTGCTCGAGCAATCCTTGGCGCCAACCTTTTCATTCTCCTAGCAATTGCTCGGCGCTGTTGCATATTTAATGCTTCATAAAATTCTAAAGCTTCTTTCATTTTTCCGCCGCAATGTTCGCAATCATCGTCGCAACCGCATTCACCATCTACAATTTCGTTACCACAACAAGAACAAGTTTCTTCATTGAGGAAACCAATCAATTCGTTATCTTCATCAAGAAAGGAAGTATAGACATCTTCCTTTACGTGAATCTTTTTAGTAGCAGCTTGCATTGCGCCTTTTTCTGTATCGAATTCCCCAATTTCCTTGCCATCTACAGACGCGAGCCATTTCCTTAATCCTAGCATTTTTAAATCAACGCGCTTTCCGCTAATTTTATAACTGCCTGATTTATCTTTTTCGTTAAGTTCTACTTCTTCTCTTGTCAATCTATCAACTGCTTTATCAATGTTTTTTGATCTTTTATAAACTCTTTTATTAAAATCACGTTCAGCCCATTCCGCACCGGCCTTGTGAGAAGATTTTCTCGCGCGCTTAGCCATGTGTTTAAAATCGCCAGCAATTCTTGTATTAATTCTCATGTCATCTTTTGCTTTTTTGACATATGATCCAAGAGTCTTAGGAGACAATTCATCAAGCTGAGCTTCTACTACATCTTTTTCATCAACTTCTTCTTTAGGCACACAATTAGGAACTTCTTTACCATTCTTCTTTTTTGTACCAATCATTTCGTGAGAATCCCAGCAAGGATCGTCGCCTTTCATTTTCTTTGCTTCAGACAATTGTTTAAAGGATAACATTTTATTTTCTTCCCTTATTCCCATTTCTTTTCGGACTAAATCGTATACGGCGCGACCGCGTGTACGTTGTCGAGCCAATTGGTCAGGCAATCCAGCTATAAACGACGCCACTTCGCCGTCTTTAGCCAATTGTCTCATTTTAGAAGCAGACATACCTTCGACACCTTCTGCGTCTGGATCTCTATCACCTGCTGATACAACTTTGATAGATTTAAACGTATAATCGCTGCCGTTATATTTGTTAGCAAGAGTATCAAATTCTTGTACACGATCAGAACCAACAACTATTATTACATTAGAGTATGTTCCGTCTAATTCCTTCAATACTTCAATAATTGTTCTTGCATCTGATTTTTTTACAATGGAACCAAACGCATAAGTTGTGGCTTTAATCTTATCTTCATAAGACAAAGGATTCTTTTTCTTATCTTGAGAATGCGAAAGATAAACTGCAGCATCGGCCTTATTTCGTCTGGCAGTTTTGGTAACCATTCGTACTAATTTACTATGACCTGTTGTAGGTGGATTCATACGACCAAACGTAATTACGATTGACTTTTCGCCAGCCGCTTCATTAATAGTAGGATTAACTTCGATATATTTGTTTGGATTAAATTCTTTAAACCCATTCATTTTCTTTTTGCCGTCTTTTTTGGCCGGCTTTTCGTCGTTGTCCTTTTTGGCTTTAGCGTCTTTGTCTTTTACAACGATGCCAACTTCCACGTCGTCGTTATCTTTGCCTGCTTCTATTAACATTTGAATAGAGACCTATATGCGTGATTTTGTTTTATTTATAATGTTGCTTAAATGAAGCAATAAATTCGTAATTTGAATGCGCGGTTTTTTCCCAAATTGTCGATTCTCTTAACCAACCCAATGCAGCAACAGGGTTTGCTAATTTTAACGGTAATGCAGTTCGACGTTGCCTGCGAATAAAGTACATATTGTCAACTAATCCAAAAGGACCTTTGTTTTTAATTTCACCGACTAAAAATTGTGCGGAGCGTTTTGTTAAGGCATAAGCATGAGCGCCTTCATGACCATCGATGTCAACCCAAGTTTTTGTTGGGCCTGCCTGTTCGTGACGATAACTGTAAGGATTGGCCATTTTATAACCTAAAGGACAAATTGCCATATCGGGGATATCAATGTCGGCCATTGAGTGTAGCATAATTGCATCATGTTCTAAAACAATTGCAGCGTCTTCCTTTCCTTCTGCAATTTTTTTCCAAATTGCGGCGTGTCCTGCGCTGCAGCATTCTGCCTTTGTAATTACAGGAGGATCTTCAATATATGACGGGCCTGGTACATCAGGAATAACCATTTTGGTTTCAAGCCCGGTTTTTTTCCAAGCTGATAATCCAGTCATATTTGAATATCCATCAAAATATTGCCATTCTAATCCAACTTTATCACAGCTCTCCGCGGCTATTTTTGCGTATTCAATTGAGATTGGATTTTTGATCCTCAAGATGTATGCTTTAGTTGCTTTCATTTTAAATTCCTATTAATCTTGTAGACTATTTATTTTCCGTCTTCGTAATCAGCTGAATTTTGGTATTCACCAGTTGACCCCCAATATTGATTTGCATATACTTTGCCTGGTCCTTTGTAATAAGGAGCGCCTGCCATATACCATTGTGGTATCAAAGTATACGATGGCCAAATTGTAACGTTATTCATATAAGGAACAATCGTAGATAAAAAATAATTTCCAGTTGTCATAAAAGGATGATCATTTAATTCATGAGGTTTCAATTTATGGAGTCTGTCTAATATATTTTTTAATATGGTATTACCAGGGTTTGCAGCTAATATTGGAGACACAAAACCTGGACGAAACTTTTCGCTTTCATAGACAGTATATGCGTGATTGTCTGGTGCAAAAAATAATTCATCAACTGGATGCAAACATTCGCAATCTGCGCCAGGCCAAAAACCACCTCGCTCATAAATTAATTCATATCTAATTAAGTCCGCGACTCCAGCCCAAATACCTCTACGATAGTATTCTTCAATCAATTCTTGATTATACCATACTCTATTACGAAGCATTTCGTCTGTAAATATTTCATACTTCCAATCTGGCATTTTTATTTGCCAAGACTTCATCCATTTTAATGGAGGGGCTTTTGGGCCAATCCAAATCTGCCCTATCTTTTTTTCAATCATTTTAATACCCAATTATAATTTTTTTTACATAAGTTTTTTACAAAGTCGCCTTCGTTAATCCACTTATGACCGAATTGGCACTCAATCTCATTTCCTTTTTGTGTGATTGGTTCTTGAGGCGTGCTAAATGTTGGGGTAGATTTAAAATCAAACCCATAAAGATTAACGTTACTTGGAGTGCATTCATTTAAAATATGAATTACGGTTAGACCAGAGGAAGGATTGCCAAACTTATCAAATAATTCATTTTTATATTTTTTACCAATTTCACACATTGGGCCATCTGTTGGTTTGTAAACAAATCCCATTCTTCTATAATGTAAGGCTAAGTTTAACATATGTATAGTTGGTTTCAAAAACATTTCTTTTGCAACTATTGGGATATTATCGAGGTATTCAGTAAATTTAGTATGATCCCATATTGCCCATATATTAATTTTTTTACCAACAGCTTTATCTAAATCGTATTTAGAATACCGATGGTCGTCTTTAAACCAATTTGCCGATTGATTAATCCTGATCACTACAGCGTGCGAATCAATTTCTTCGCCGTAATTTGTTTCTAGTAAAGATTGCGCATTGCCAACAATAGCAACGGATTTACCTAGTACATAATCTTTTAAATCAGGAAACATAATATAGTATTAATTTTTTATTTTTGCCAACCTTTAATGTATTCAGGCGAAAAGTTTGCTTTACTAAACTGTAATCTATCAACAAGTTTCAAAGAATTCTTTCCAAGATGGTCAATAGCAACAAAACCTTCTTGGCCTGTTACTTCATACCCTTTGCTTGTTTTTAACAGAGTTTTTAAACCTTCAACTTGATTTAGTTTATTTACGAATATTAATTTTGCGTCAACTAATAGGTTGTACATATTGAAAATTTTGACAATTTCAGAAGAACGATTTGTTTTGAAATACGACAAAACAGAATCCATTTTTTCTTGTTGAGCTTTTTTACCTTTAGGAGTCGATCTCTTATTCATTTCTTTTTTATAATAGTCAGTAATATATCTTTGAAGATCATTAACAAATTTTGTCGTATTTCCAATTCGCTGTCCTTCTCGAACTTTTGAATTGATAAATGTATTAACACGAATATTTAATTCTGGAGATGATAAGCCTTCAATAGTAGGACGTTTGACTGTCCTGAATATACGGCCAACCTGAGATAAGATGTTTGTTATTTCTTGTGTTTCATCTTTTGTAAATGTTGCAGTACCTGATTCATCTTTAAAGACAGCATCAACCGCCCACACTGTATTTACTTTTTGGAGACTTGGCGTAATCGGTTTTCCAAAACTCGCTGACATGTCTTCAAATGATTTTCCTCGATATGTTGTGTGCCAGACCACACCGATCTTGGATCTTGATATTGTTTCAGCAAGTCTGCTGTTTGCTGGTATCGCGTAAACAATGGTATTAGGATGGAAAGTAATATGCGGTTCTCCATCGATATCCACCGTTTCGAGATCTTCCGACGAATAGAGGAAATCACCTTGTATTACTCCTTCCTTAATGCCAAGTTTTGACAATTCGGCAAGAGCCACTTTAAATTTTGCATTTAGGTCACCACTTAAGTCATTATCAATTTCTTGAACTGTTTTATAAATTTTGGGGTTCTTATTAAAGACACCTTTCTTTGCTACGAAAAATTTGCCATCAGAAGGATCGATTCCCGCAAAAATAGCAGGCGCGCCATCCCATTTGGTTGTAACGCTAATAGGGGCTGATGAATTCCCTGAAAGCATATCACGAAGTGCCTGCAAGTAATTGATTACATTGCGTGTACCTATAACGCCGCCATCTATGACCGCATCTTCCAAATGAGTCATGTGAAGGTTTTTACCTTCAGTAAGGAATTGAGTAAACGATTGCATTATAGACTGATCTCCGAAACAATGCCGTTAGCCGATTGAATTTCAACACCTAAAAATTTCATTAAACTTGCAAACATTTGTCTCCCAAGCGATGCAATCTTTCTTAGCGTTTTTGATACTCTTGTTATAATATTCTTAATTGCAGATTTAACTTTAGAAGCAATTGCACCGCCAAGACGTCGCAACTTTCTAAGTACATCCATAGGACCTTCTTGTAATAACTCTTCGGTTAAAAATACTCCTGGAATTTCAGCCGCTTCTGAAAATACAATATCCGCAAACGTTTCAGTCTCTTCCTTCAATCCTAAACGCAATGCAGAATATGCAGGAGAATTGCCACTTCCTTTTTTGAAGGCAACATAAGGCCTAACCTTTTTTGAATATTCAACGATTAGAGGTGAATCAGGTCTAGAAATATCCTTGAGTTCAACTTCGCCTTCAACGCTAAACTTACCTAATAAATTTGCAGCGGCCTTTGATGCAGGCGTACCAAATTTAGAATTTCCTGTCGCCGCTTCCCATACAATATGTCTAGAAAATGTAGAATTTGCTTCTGTATTTTGATTTAAATAAGATGCTAACATATCTGTTAGTTCTTTGTTAGATCGATCTTTCTTTTGAAAATCAATAACCGCAGAATCAGTATCTCCTGCTTTTGATCTTCTGTTTAAAGATGTAACTGCTTCGGTTGAAACCAATTTAGTCATTTTTTCTTCAATCGTTTTAATCAAATTTGCAGAAAATTTTGAGTCTGCTCCCATTGTTTCTAATGCGGCATTTACAATTGCGATTGCTTCTTTTTTCTCGGCAGATGCTAACTGAGATCCCCCTTCTTTTTTCAAGGAAATCTTTTCTTTGAAATCCGAAGAAGCAATGTCAGTCTTTGGCGTTTTATTTTTAGCACCGGCCTCAACCCAATGTTTGCCTAATGAAATTTTACCCATACCACGGCCGGTTTGAACAAGTTGATTAGACTTTAAGGATTTGTTAAAATTATTGGCTATAGCCATTGCCTTATCTTCATACATTCCCCAATATTTTTGAGCAACCTTAATTGTTTCTGGATCTGTAGGTCTTTCATTAATATTATTATAACCGTAAACAATCAAGTCTTCCCATTCAGCGCCAGAAGGTGCGTCTCCTTCAGTTTTTAAATGAGTAAAAGAGCTTGCCTTAAAACCAAACCCACCTCTGAACAAATAGACTTTATTATCAGGGCCTTTTAAATATTTTTCAGCCGTGCCATCATCTTTTCCTATTTGTATTGCACCCTTTGTAGCGGAAACAATTTCAAACACGTCGCCTTCTTTATAACCAGCGTTTGCAAATTCCTTTATGCCTTTGCCATTATATACAAATTTATGGCCAACAACATAATCAGGTTTTAAAATTGAGGCTTCTGTAAAATAATTCTTGAAGCGTTGCATTGTTTATCCTAAAAATACAGTTAACGAAATATTTATACATCATTGGAAATCAAAATTAAGTTCTTTTGATCCAAAATATTTTTTCTTTCTGTTTCTATCCTGAAAACCAAATTCTGTCTTGTCAAACATTGGACTATCATCTTCATCTTGTTTCTTTTTAGGAACGTTGTCAGATGTAAGACCTTCTTGAGCCGATTCTTCAAGATCAAAGATTTTCATTTTTGCTCTTTCAATACCAACAAGGAATCGTCGATAATACCCAAGATCGCCCCATCTGTTTTTCAATTGTTTAAACATTAATTGACCAAGTTCGTCTAATTGTTCAGAGGTAATCAATGCAAAGATAGCATCAGCCGTATGAGTAATACCCATCGATTCAGATGTATTAGTAAGATCAACATCAGAATTACCGTATCCGTCTCGGTTGAATTGCGATGACGTTACAATCGCGCAATTAAATTCCATCGCCAATCCCCTGACTTCCTCGGCGATAGATTTGACGAGAGTATAACTGTTTGCGGCCGCTGCGCCTTTAACTCTGGCGGAAGCACAAATGTTCAAATAATCAAGGTAAATAACATCAGGCTGGAAATTCTTTTTAAGTCTGAGTTCGTTTAACAAATGTCTGAAATGACCAACGTGAGCAGACCCGGTTGGATATTCTTTAACGATTAGTTTACCGGTCGTTTTTGTTTTGTATCGGTCCATTCGTTTGCCGAATATTTCACGAGGAACGATGCTAACTTCATCAAGTGGTATATCCATGACATTTGCGTCGATCCTTCGACCTACCTCTTCTTCAGCCAATTCCATAGTAATGTATAATACATTCTTACCGTACATCAAATGATTGGCTGCCATGTGGCATTTTACCAATGACTTACCGCCACCAGTTGTTGCAAGTAAGACAGTCATTGATTTACGAGGTAAACCGCCTTTTGTGATTTTGTTTAGGATTTCGATATCGAAAGGTATACGCTCTTCTTTCTTATGATAATAATCGTAACGATCTTCAAAAGCTTCAAGGAAGTCATGACCGATGCTTGAATCAAAACTAATACCTAAGGAATCTGAAAGTATTTTTGGAATTTCACCTTTGTCAAATTGAGAATCTTGACCATCAAGAATCAAGATTGCTTTGCGGATTGAATTATACAAATCACGATCTTGACAAAACTTTTCAGTTTCATTAATCAAAAATTCATGATTTGTAGTTTCATCCACAACAAAACTATCCACATATTCGTGGATTTGTTTATAGGTATCTTCGTTCAAATCTTTACGTTTATCAATTGACAGTTTAAGAGCCTCTTTTGACGGAGGCTCCTTGTACTGTTCAACATAATCAGAAAACGTTAAAAAGATTTTACTTAAAGAGTTGTCTTCGAAATAATCTGATTTTATATAAGGAAATACTTTACGGAAGTATTCATCATTCAATATCAGATTCGATAAGATCGTCGTCTCCAGCATAAGCTTTTCTGTCCACCATAGTTAATTTAAATTTATCTTCTACGAAACGATTAAATTTTGCATCTTTGCAAAGACCTTCGAAAAATTCATCATCTTGTTCGATGTCTTTTGCCCGACGCTTCGGCTCAATAATTTCGCCAGTATTTTGATCTACTATATTATACCATCCTTGATTAGCTTTTGTCAAATGGCCAGATTCAAGAGCAAGGTCAAACAAGGAAGACCACTTTTGAATTCCGGTTTCAAACAAAACTGAGAATGGAAGTTTTGATTTTTCTTTAACAAACCTAGACTTTTCAATATTGATTGTAAATTTAAATCCTGCAAGATCAGTACCATCTTTTTCTTGAGACTTTGAAATGATAAAGATTTGGTTTGCAGAGTAATAAATGCCTGTACCGCCAGAAACGATATTCTTTGGGAACAATCCGATCTCTTGATAGATGTGATTGATTGCAACACAAGGCAATTCTTTTGTTGTTAACTTTGGTGTTATAATACGAAACAACGATTTGAGCTGTTTTGCTCGTGACATATCAGCAACCGACTTTTCATTCATTGCGTCTTCGACTTCTTTCTTGGATGCAAGGTTGCCAATTGAGTCAATCATAATAAAGACTCGATCACCACGTTCAATTTCATCAAGACGCTTTGTCAAATCAAATTTAAGTTGTTCAACGTCTTCAATGGGCACATGGATGACTCTATCAGTGTCTATCTCATAGCTTTCTAAGTATTCTGGTGTAATACCATATTCCGAATCATACAGCATTGCAATACCATCTTTGTATTTGTCAAGATAGGCTCGCATGCAATACAAACCAAGTAAAGTTTTAAAACTTTTTGATTGTCCTGCAAGTACTGTAAGACCTGGAATAAGACCACCATCTAATGATCCGCTGAATGCAATATTCAAGATTGGCAGATCTGTTTTAATAGGATCTTTATCATTAAAGAAATCAGACTTTGATAATATAGTCGATCCTTTAATTGATCCAGCTTTTAACATTTTATCTAATAAGCTCACTCAAGTTCTCCGTTCATAATTTGATATAACCGATCAGCAAAAGCGTCGAGTTTTTCATATCGGTTTGGCCAATAGATATAATCTTTTTCCGGGTTGGATTTAAGATTATTAATTAAAGGCATTACCGTATCATACAACATTTTTGCACGATTGTCAAATGTTTGGAGTTGAGTTTCAAGTTCCGCTGTTTTTGTCTGAGCAAGACGTACTGTTTCAAGTTCATCTTCATCAACCGCAGTGAAACCAAAATCAAACTCCAATGGCGATGTAATAGTTGCCATATTGTTCTCCTAATAAAATGGGGACAACTGTTGCTGCCCCCTCGTTTTATTAACCTTTAGCAAGTTCCTTAAAAATTGAAAGATCATCGTCGTCGT